TTTCTCCCAATATGAGAGCAGCCCCAACTTGCACAGGAACGTACACTCCGCAAAGTGGAAGTGCAGGGACATTTGCTGTAGCAAGTGTAAACTATAGTTATGTTCACGTTTATAACAGTTCGTCTAATTGGAATGTTGTCGCTATTGTTGTAAGTGATTTTAAAGCGGATGCGGAGTTGTAAAAATGGATATTAGTAACGCAAAATATTTTCAAGGAATTAACATTGATAAAGATAGCAGTGCTGTATCCGCTGACGGAGTTAATCAAGGAGTTGTAGCTACCATTGATGGCGTGACCATGCACGTTCCGCTAGACCCATCCAACACACACTACGCAGAAATCCTACGCCAAGTAGCGGCTGGCGAACTAACCATTGCGGACGCTGACTGATGTTCGGTGAGTTGGCATTATCCGAAAGAGCTATTGCGGACCAAGGTATTCTAGCCTTTGGTTCTGCAACTGCTGATGCCAACTTCACTGTAGACGGCGCATCTATGTTTGTAGCAAATGCCTCCGCAGAAATGGAAGCAATTGGTGTTAAAGCTACAATTGGCGTAGGTGTGCTTGCAGGTATCTTCGAGGCTTCTGCTTCGTTTCTGCAAGGCACAGAGCTTACCCGCTTTGGAACAGTTATTGCGGATATGAATTTCAGCACTGTGCAGACTGCGAATGGTACGTTTGTAGCTTCAGCAATATCCGAACAAGACGCTGCTTTTATACAAAGTACAAACGCCGTTATGACCTTAAGTGCAGCCTCTGATCAGAGTGCTAACTTTACACAGACATCTGCGGCTGGTTTGATACAATCAGCCTCACAAGAAATGACGGCTGAGTTTATCCAGTCTGTCGCGCCTACATTTATAATAAACTCTCGTCCTTTGGATATTCAATCTGTCTTTATACAGACTTCTCTTGGAACCAAAGTTATCCTTATGGATGAACTGCAAATTAATGCAGTGTTTATTGTGTCAGCCGAAGGTAGGTTCTATTGGGAGCGTATAGATGCAGACACCCCATCAGAAAACTGGGTGCAAGTTGTCCCAAGTGGTGGAACATGGACAGATATCAACGCGAGTGGTACAATAGCAACATGGACAAATAAGGTGGTGTAAATGCCCAGTACATATACTTCAAACACTGGTATTGAAAAACCCGGTTCTGGCGAACAGGCAGGCACTTGGGGAACAACAACTAACAGAAACTTTGACATAATTGATCAGGCTCTGCATGGTCAGGCTCAGATAACTATTACTGGTAGTCAGGATCTGACTACCAACGATGGCTCTACTAGTGACGGCGCGAACACCGTTCTTGTTCTTACCGGATCTCCGGGTTCCACCTTTGAGCTAAGAGTTACTCCAACAGATCAGGAAAAGTTTTATACTATCAGAAACGATACAAACGCTGCATGTCGCGTCATATACAAGGGTGTAACGTACTCTACATCTAACGGCGTAGAAATCGCATCAGGTGCATCAGCCGCTGTAACAGGCGACGGTGGTGGTGGTTCTGGTGTTTTCAAAAGCCTAACACCAACTACCGATCTGGTTAATGACACGAGTCCCGAACTTGGGGGCAACCTTGATGTTGTAACACACAGCATTGTAACCACAGCAAGCAATAGAGATATTGCGATTACCCCGCATGGTACAGGCTCTGTTATACTTGACGGATTGTCTTACCCACAAGCAGATGGAACCGCAGGTCAGCTACTAAAGACAGATGGCTCTGGACAGCTTTCGTTTGTTAGCGCGGGTTCCAGCCTTGGAAATTCATTAAGCCTCACAGGTGGTAGCGGCTGGACAATTTCTGTTGATGGAAGTAACCAACTAGTGTTTTCTTACGGTGGCTCGGCGGTGGCTAAAATAGCTTCTAACGGCGCAATAACTTCTGTTGACGATGTAACCGCATTTGGATCAATCTAATGACGCTGCCATCTTCTGGAACACTGTCACTTTCTGATCTTCAGACAGAGTTTACTGGCTCACATCCTATTTCTATGAGCGAGTATTACAAGAGTGGTGGTAACGGATACGTCCCATCTACCGTTCCAGAGCTTGTTACTGCGGCTAGTCTTGCTGGCTCTAATTCTACTAATGAAAGAGGCGCTCAATTTGGGGGCTATAATCCAGCTATAAATACTACGACTCCGTCAGGTATATACACTCATCAGTTGTGGGCTGATAATGGTAGAACTGGTTCAGTAAACAGAACATTCACCGTTAATAAGACTGGCACATATAGTATTTATTTTGGTTGGTACTCATACTCAAAAACTGCACCGCTAACTGTTCAAGTAAACGGAAGTAATGTTTATTACGCAACCCTA